GTGAACAAGTAGAGTGTCTTGTGAAGATCCGCCAAGATCTCGTCACGAATCGCAAGAAGGTCCACGTCATCTGGTGAAAGTTGACGCGGGAGAACCTTTGTCAAATACTCGGTCTGCTTCGCAACAAATGCCTTCGCAGCAGAGTCCGAGATGTTCCCAACCTTGATCGTTCCAGTCACCATTGGACGACCATACTTCCCCATATAGACTTCTACGAACTCGTCGATACGCTTGTCAAGGGACTCTGTGAGATCATCGGTTGTCTTGTGACGCGAAAAGGATCCCGTTTGCCAATGATAGATCTTGACTTGGTTGCGAATGGTGAGCATATGAGTGACGATGTCGCCGCCCTTATCTCCTCCGCGCTTGGCACGGCGCGTCTTGGGCATTTACTGATACGCATGGGAAAAAGACCATGCCGTGGGGACACCATCTCATTGTCAACGCCGGAGGGTGTTCTGCAACCCGAATTCGTTGTGCCCCGACAATCTCCGCGTTCGTAAAGACTCTTGTGAAGGAAATTGACATGGTTGCGTATGGAGAACCGCAAATCGTTCATTTTGGAACCGGGAACAAGGCGGGATATACACTCGTTCAGTTGATTGAGACGTCGAATATATGCGGACACTTTGTAGAGGAGACAAACGACATGTATTTGGATGTCTTTTCGTGTAAAGACTTCGATCCCGAGGTTGTGAAGCGGGTTGTGTCTAACTATTTTCATCCGACCGCGCAGACATCTTCATTCCTTGTACGTCAGGCCCCCGAGCTTCGTTAAACGCGAAACTTCTTCTTGAAGTCCTTGAGAGATGCTCTCAGTGTCTTCTTGTTCCACAAAATGTACCGCGAGAGAGCACCGGGGGTTGTAGGATCCTTCCAGTCTTCTCCCATTCCAGAGTGACGATCGATATACCGCTGTCTGCGCTTGGTGTCCTTATGTTTGGTGAAATCGGAATACCCCTTTTGACCAAACGGAACCACCTTCTCCTTCCCATCGGCGGTCTCGAACACCGCATCCCATTTCTTCTCCTTTTTGTGGGACTTGCGGAGGGTCTTGAGACGCAGACGAGATCCACCCGTTAACTCCAAGGATTTCCGCATCACAGTTCCATCAGATCCTTCTCCAACCGCAGTATACCCCATCTTTTCATAGAATCCCTTCGCAGACGAAAGGGAATCTAATTCTACAAACTGATACCCCCTTTCTTTCGCAAGAGATTCAATCGATTTCAAAAGTGCCTCTCCGTATCGCTTTTTAGCACGACGACTCCTCTGACTCGTACAGATGATATCTACATAGAGAACCTTTTCACCCTTCTTCTCGTAAGGAGAACGAGAGTTTAGAAGCGCAAATGCGGCAAATGAAAAGTCGTCTTCGTCCTCCCCATAATACGAATCTTGATCGTATAGAAGCGAGACAGCGTTTGCTTCTACCGCGTGGATTGAAATCGTCGGACCTTCAATGACACCGCAGAAGTTTGCAGAAAGTGTTTCTCCCGTTTCATCGTTCATAAATGTATCCAGAATACCATTCGCGACAGGACCAGAACCGTTCACATAATGACGAACGATATACGGTTCCGTTTTCAAGGCAGTCTCGATGAGTTCGTACTCCTTGTCGAACGCGTCATTAGATTCTACCATTGTTCCTTGACAAGAGATAATGGAGCACTACCTGTTGCTAGAGGACTGGAATGATGCCGTTCGTCGTCTGAAGGATTCTACGAGGGATCGGTTTGTCACGGAAGACATCTGTAAGGATGCGTTGTCTCTCATGGAATCCATGCGATTCAAGCGCCCCGATCTGTTTGTCCAACGCAGAGGTGAAGACTATGAAGCATACACTGCGACCCTTCTGGAGAAGCACGGGATTCCCGATACGATGCCAATTCTAGAAGACGATGAGTTCTTTGAACTGTGTCTAGAACTCCGTAAATCCAGACTCGTCCGTAGCAAAATGAATCGTCTGGATTCTAAGGATAAGGAGTCACAAGCATGGGTGACAAAATCATCGGCGTCCAGTTCGGCATCTGGAGTCCGGAGGAGATCCTCAAGCAGAGTGTCGTCCACGTAATCACGGACAAGCACTACCAGGGGAACCAGCCGGTGCCGGGTGGAGTCTTTGATCCTCGCTTCGGTGTCATCGAGAATGGCAAGGTCTGTCCGACATGCCGTCAGACGAACCAGAAGTGCCCAGGTCACTTTGGACACATCACTCTCGCACGCCCAATGTATCTCATCCAGTACTTTGACGCAGTCCGTGCGCTTGCCAACGAGATCTGTCTGAACTGTAGTGCGATCCGTGGTGTAGACGATAAGGGCAGGCGTCGCATGACCTGTGCGCAGTGCGGTCTCCAGATGTTCAACCAGATCCGCAAGATCCAGAACACGGCAGCGGCACTCGAGGGTATCTCTGCGGACACCGAGGTTCCTCCTGTACCTCTGGAGACGGAACTGATCCTGCGTGCCTTCCAGCGTCTCACCGACGAGCAGGTGAAGGAACTCGGGTACGATCCCAAGTTCGCACGTCCGGACTGGATGATTGCGACTGTGCTCGCAGTTCCTCCCCTCTCTGTACGTCCCTCCGTCATCATGGACGATAACCAGCGTATGGAAGATGATCTAACGCAGCAACTGTTGATGATCATTCGTTCCAATAATGCGCTTCGTGACAAGATTGACAAGGGCGAGTCTGTGGAGACGATCTCACGTGCTTCAACCCTCGTCCAGTACAACGTCGCAACCTACGTGGACAACGATATCAAGGGTCTGAATCCTGCTGTCCAGCGTTCAGGACGTCCTCTGCGCACACTGAAGTCTCGACTTGGTGCCAAGACGGGTCGCGTGCGTGGCAACCTCATGGGCAAGCGTGTCGACTTCTCCGCCCGTTCCGTGATCACGCCGGATGCGAACATTGAGTTGGACGAACTTGGTGTCCCAGAGGAGATCGCACGCAACCTGACCTTCCCCGAGCGGGTCACCATCTACAATCGCGAGCGTCTCATGGAGACCATCCGCAATGGTCCCGACAAGCACCCCGGTGCGAAGTCCGTGTTCCTCTCTCGCGAGGACAAGACGGTGTCCCTCAAGTATGTGAACGCAGACCAGATCGCTCTCCGTGAGGGCGATATCGTTCACCGCCATCTCATCGACGGCGACATTGTTCTCTTCAATCGCCAACCATCCCTTCATAAGGCGTCCATGGAGGGTCACCGCGTCCGTGTCCTGCCCTACTCAACGTTCCGACTCAATGTATCGGCGACCCGTCCTTACAATGCCGACTTTGACGGCGATGAGATGAACATGCATGTGCCCCAGTCGGTGGCTGCGGCGACCGAACTGCGTCAACTGACCTCTGTGCTTCGTCAGATCATCAGTCCACGCACATCGTCTCCAATCATCCAGTTGTTCCAGGACACGATGACGGGCACGTTCCGTATCTCCCAGTGGATGAAGAAAGTTCCTGCGCACGTTTCGCAGAACATTCTGGCGCGCATCTCGCGCACAATGCCCGCCACGGCACTCAATGGTCCCGAGTTGGTGAGCGGCGCGTTCCCGCTCATGGATCTCAAGGCAGCGGGTGCTGTCATCAAACACGGCGCACTCGTATCCGGTGTGCTGAAAAAGGGTGTCACGTCCGCCACGATCCATGCGATCTACAACGACATGGGTTCGAAGGCAGCAGGCAAGTTCATCAACGACATGCAGTCCATCATCACGAAGTTCAACCTCTACACGGGATTCTCGGTAGGAACCGGTGATCTGATGGCAGATGCCAAGACCAACGCGTTCATTGACGAGACGATCGCCAATACGCGCAACAAGATCCAGACCATTCTCGAGTCAGTTCACGCAGGGACGTTCCAGAATCTCTCTAGTCGCCCCGATGGCGAGGAACTGGAGAAGCAGATCACGGACGCGGTGAACACGATGTCCAACGAACTCTCCAAGAAGATCGTGGGTGTGCTGCCCAAGTCCAACCGCATTGTACAGATGGTAGACTCTGGGTCTAAGGGGTCTGCGCTCAACATCTCGCAGATGGCAGCGCTTCTCGGTCAGCAGTTGATTGAGGGTCGGCGTGTCCAGTATACGCTTCAGGATCGCACACTGCCTCACTTCGCGAAGTTTGACGATGGAATGGAATCGCGTGGATTCGTATCCAACTGCTTCGTGCGTGGTCTGACACCTACCGAGGCGTTCTTCCACGCGCAGGCAGGTCGTGAGGGTCTAATTGATACGGCAGTGAAGACCTCGGATTCAGGGTATATTCAGCGCCGACTGATGAAGACTATGGAGGATCTCCACGTAGAGTATGATGGTACTGTGCGCAACGTCCAAGGCACAGTCGTCCAGTTGTCGTACGGCGAGGACGGTATCGATCCTATCGGTGTTGAGGCACAACCCTACCCGATCTGTGGCATGACACTGGAGCAAATCTATGCGGAGTATGCGTGTACTCCCGAGGATCTCAATGGTTTCCTTGCGGAGTCTGTCACGGAAGTTCAGGATCTTGTGGAGGATATTCTGAAGGATCGTGAGATGGTGTTGCGTTGCGTGTTCCGCGGCAAGTCCGGTGATATGATCCAGTCGCCTGTCCACATGGGTCGTCTGATCGCAAAGTATACCAATGGGTACTCCATCAAGACCGACCTGACACCTGCGTATATCATCTCCGAACTCGGCAAGTTCCAGGCAGAGTTTGCGCGCAACAAGGTGTTCCATGCGATTCTGCGTGCGAATCTCGCGCCAAAGAAGTCGATCCTCATCCACCGCTTCACCAAGGAGCTGTTCGACGAACTCATGCGTGACATTCGGTTCAAGTACATCCAAGCACTGGTTCATCCCGGTGAGATGGTGGGTGCGGTTGGTGCGCAGTCCATCGGCGAACCGACGACGCAGCTCACTCTGAACACCTTCCACTCCGCAGGCACCACCAATGCGAACGCGACGGCAGGTGTACCTCGTATGGAGGAACTGATGGGTGCCTCCAAGAATCCAAAGCGTCCTGGTAACACGCTCTATCTCACCCCTGAGATCCGTCATCTGGAGAAGGAGTCCCAGAAGAAACTGAAGGAGATCCAGAAGACGACGCTGCGCGATATCGCACATTCGCTTCGTATCTATCACGATCCCTACCCGATGACAGGCAAGACGATCTTGCCCGAGGACCAGCCGATTCTGGACCTGTACCAGCAGTTCTCTCTGGAGAATGGTTGCCCGCGGAGTCCATGGATCATGCGCATCCAATTGGATCCTGCGAAGTTGGTGGAGCGGAATCTTCTGGACATGACGCAGATCCAGACACGTATCGAAGCGTCGGTGCTTCCAGGTGGTCGCCGTATGATCTGTACCATGATCACTGAGCGGGGTCAGATGGCGGTGCGCATTGACTTCGAGGCGGGAGATGACGACTCTGGGCTCACTCTGGAGACTCTGCGCCAGGCAGAGGAAGCGATTCTGGACACCGTCGTATCCGGTAATCCCGACATTGGTCGCGTCTACCTCCGTACGGTGAAGGATGAACCCTTCTACGACGAGAAGGTGGGTGGATATGTATCCAAGCAGTTCTTCGTGCTGGACGTAGAAGGTGCGAATCTACTCGGTCTTCTGACATTCCCCGGCGTGGACGCGACCCGCTCCACCTCCAACGACATCCACGAGATCCACGACGTATTCGGTATCGAGGCGGCGCGTCTCGCACTCTTCGAGGAGTTCAATATGGTCTTCTCGTCAGAGAAGGTCAACTACCACCACCTCGCCCTCCTCGTGGACACGATGACGACGTCCGGACGTATCGTGCCAGTGAACCGCTTCGGTATGGCGAAGAATGAGACAGGTGTTCTTGCGAAGTCGTCCTTTGAGGAGACATCGAAGATCCTGTTCAATGCCGCGATGAAGGCAGAGTTTGATGATATGCGCGGTGTCTCTGCGAACATCATGTTCGGTCAGAAACCTCCCTGCGGCACTGGGTTTGTCGATCTGCTGATTGACGAAACACGTCTCCCCGAAGGTGAGTTCGTAGAGGAGGATGATGGTGTCGCGCGCGTCAATGAGACGCTTGCCGCGATGCCACCTGCTGGGGAGTGTAAGATGGAGGACATTCTGATGGACTGGTAAATTCTCTCCGTAGAAAATCACATCCGGGTTGGCGAACCTACTATGGACACCCTTTCGCCATGTCTCACGATTGATTCACATCCGACCTCAGATCATTCCAATGATCTCTGCGTACCGCGAAACCCCATTTTCCATTCAAGACGCGTTTTCGGAATGGAGAGGAACTGGTGGACTGTTAGTAGCAACCCATGGTGACGAGGTCGCAGGGTTGCTCCGAATGGATCGGCGACGGACTCATTGGGTCCTGTCGTCATTTGTTGTGAATCCCACGTTTCGTGGACATGGCACTGGGTCATCCATGGTAGACGCCATCCTGCGATCAGCAGACATGCCAGTCTGGTTACAGGTCAAACAGGATAACCCTGCTCAGACTCTGTATCGTCGACATGGATTTGAAGATCAATGTGTTTCCAATGGACGAATTCTCATGCGAACGTAAAATAATATGAACAAACCATCTGACAAGTCTTACGAGGAGCGCGTCAAGGAAGTCGTAAATGTCCTTCGTCAACTCCAAGAGTATGGAGTGGCGCAGGATACTTCGGGGTATGATGAACTCAAAGCAAGGATGACAGACTATATCAAGACAGGGGATCCGTGGTTAGGACGCATTCCCCTTCCCGAGATCAACAAGGTTGCGCACCTGCTTCTTCCACGCAGGGCACGGGATGCGATTCAATTGACACTGAAACACATGTGAAGGTCCAGTTGGACGCTCACAAGCGTTCTGTGAACACGGGGAGGATCGAACTCCCGACTGTCCGTTGATAAGACGGATGCTCTACCGCTGAGCTACGCGTTCAGTTCCCATACCGGGAGTTGAACCCGGACTTCTCGGGTGAAAACCGAGTATCCTAACCGTTAGACAATATGGGAGGGTGCGTTCGCCGGGAATCGAACCCGGGTCAAGAGAGTGGAAGTCTCTCATTCTACCACTGAACTACGAACGCGGATGGGTAATTGAAATGTATATGGAAATGCGTCAGTCGGGAATCGAACCCGAGTCAAGAGAGTGGAAGTCTCTCATTCTACCACTGAACTACTGACGCGATGGCGGTTCTTACAGGATTTGAACCTGTGACCTCCCGGTTAACAGCCGAGCGCTCTAACCAACTGAGCTAAAGAACCAGAGTATCCCTGGTGGGACTCGAACCCACGACTTCTTGCTTAGAAGGCAAGGGCTCTATCCACTGAGCTACAGGGACGAAGATGACCATACCCAGAATCGAACTGGGGTTCCAGGATTCAAAGTCCTGTGTCCTAACCACTGGACGATATGGTCGATGGTGCCTCCGATGGGAATTGAACCCACGACCTACCGCTTACAAAGCGGGTGCTCTACCACTGAGCTACAAAGGCAGTGTGTGGAGTGGGGTTCGAACCCACGACGGATCTCTCCAGCAGTTCTTAAGACTGCCGCCTTTACCACTCGGCCATCCACACAGGATTGCGTGAGATGGGATTCGAACCCATGCGGATTTCTCCAAAGGATCTTGAGACCTTCGCCTTAACCACTCGGCCACCCACGCGATACCCCTAGTTCGACCCCGTTGTGTAAATTGCTTTTACAACTTCAGAATCAGATGGAGTGCGATCGCAAGTACTGCGAGATACGTGGCATCTCGCCAATAATGTTCACGAGACAGACCGAAGATTCGCTGTCCCATGAGATCACACCATCCTCCCATCGCAGACAATACAAGTGAAACGGCAAGAAGAAGCACAGAGAGTTTGAACATTTGTGTCTTAGTCAGACATTGCGACCGCCAGGATCCAGAGGAGTAGGATGCGACCGACCATTCCTTGCTAGTATGTAGACATATTCTGGCACGAAACTTACACGCAAGGTTACCTAACTAGGTAAGATGTTTGGGATCGCTCCAACCGAGACCATGTTCGAGCCCTGCTCTGTAGAACTCCTCGAGACCTTTGGCGATGATCTGACGGTAGTGAACGCTGCCCGCGTGTCTCTTGCCAAGGAGTCCAAAGAACTCAATGAGGCAGACAGGAAACTAATTGCGTACCTTCTGAAGCACGAGCATACCTCTCCATTCTTTCACCCCCAGGCACGGTTTCGAATCAAGATTCCTATCTTTCTTGCTCGCGAGTGGTTCCGTCATACGATTGGGTTTGCGCGCAATGAGGTGTCCCGTAGGTATGTGGATAGTCCACCTACCTTCTTTCTACCCGACACTCTACGTCCCCGCGCGCCCCTTAAGAAGCAGGGAAGTGACGAGGTGAATCCACTAACGTGTAATGGGTTTGCTCTGACCGCCCTTCGGGAAGAATGTTATCGTGCGATGGACACCTATCAGGAACTCCTGAAGATGAACGTGTGTCCCGAGCAGGCACGGATGGTTCTACCACAGAACATGATGACTGAGTTTATTGAGACGGGATCTCTCGCAGCGTATGCACGACTCTGCAAGCTTCGTCTGGGTCCTGATGCGCAGAAGGAGGTTCGTGATGTGGCACAGATGGTGTCTGACGCAATGGAGAAGGCATTCCCCGTGTCCTGGAAGGCGTTTATGGAGACGCTGGAGTAACAACCCAAATGGATAGTGTTGTAACGGCAGTGATTGAGTCGTTCAAGCGTCGTGCTGAGTTTGGAAAAGCCAAATACGGCACGGACTTGGATCGCACAGATCTCTCTGTCCTACAGTGGATCCAGCATGCTCAGGAAGAACATATGGATGCTATTTTGTATCTTGAGAAGTTGAAGCAACTCTTTAGTTCGAGTACGCCAGACCGCCCATGCCACTCATGATACGGAGAATGTTGTAGTTCACCGCATACATACGGAAGTGGAACGGGTGGTTCTTGTCTGGGAAGTATCCGAAGTCCGTAGCAGACTGGGGTCCAAGACCCGTCACACTGTCAAACACAAGCGTCGCAGAGTCAATGCGTGAGAAGTTGCAGGCGCCCGAGGGTTGGTGCTCCTCTGGCTTGATCGCAAAGGAGTAGACGTTGATCGGATTGTAGACACCAAATCCGATTCCGAGGGTGGTGTATGTTTGACTATCGACACCGCTGACACGTTCATTATCCATAAGTCCCGCCGTCTGCCCGGGGGCAACGGCAGCAGACTCGCCTCCTGAGATGAATTCAACTCCTGGGATCACGGATGCATTTACAGACACCGCTGTCAGACTCGACACACCCTGCGTCGTACGCGTTCCGCCCAAGTTGACCCAACCACCCGAGTGGTGCTGGAAGGGTTGGACCTTCCAGAAATAGTCACCATAGCGCTCGTCGAAGCGATCCTGACCGTTCATCTGTAGACGTCCACGGTTGATGATATCATCATACGTGAACGGACTGACAGTCTTTATTCCCGAGCAGTCATGGCGCTTCTCGTTCTGGATCACCCACACCAACTCCTTAACGGGGTGATTGAGAGTCAAATCAATACGAGAGGACGCCGTCGTGATTGACTGATCCTCGTTGTACTGGAGTTGCTCGATGAGGTACTCGTGACTCTGCTGGGCGAACCGCCGGCGCTCCTCCGTATCGAGGTAGACATAGTCGATGTAGAGCGACGCGTTGAAGATCTGCGGGATCGTCGACTGTACTACACTTCCGCGCGTGACGTTACGGAGGGTATTGAACGTGA